GCCTTGCAGAAACGGCACTGGTCATCGCCTGGGTTTAGGTTGAAATACACCGTATCCGGGTCTTGCGTATCGGCTACGCTGACAGCGGTGTTTGCACCTTGGCGGGCCTTCTCGCCGAACTTCTCCAGGTGGGCTACCGAACAGCCCCACTCGGAGGTATGGTGCAAACGCGGCTGGTGAATTACCATGCGCACGTTCTCGAAGTTACCCACCATGCCGAACTCGGCCAGGGCACCTAGGGCGTAAAGCATCAGTTGTTCGTTTTCTTCAGCGTCAACCTTCACGCCTCGGCCGTACTTCAGATCGTGCACTTGAAGTTCGCTAGCCGTGTGCAGCAAGATCACGGCATCACTGGTACCGAATTGGTCTGGTACACCGACGACGTCGGAAAACTCGACACGTTGCTCGACCATCATTTCGCCGGGGTTGCCCCCGTTGTGTGCGTAGTCACGCACGGCATTAACGTAGACCTGAACGTAATCGGCCATGTCTTTATCGACAGCGAATTCAGTGTCGTTGACCACGATCACGCGACCAATATAAGCGGCGGTGTCGTTGCCGGACCCTAAAGCCCACGACGCAAGTTCATGCGCGGCGGTGCCTTCATCGGCGTAGCCACTGGAACGATCCGGGCACTGTTCTTCCAGGGCCAGGCTACCGGGGCAGTTCATCCAGCGGTGGGCGGACGATGGGGAGAGGCGGGCGTGGGCGCTCATATGCCTAACCCATCCACTGAAGGGGCACGGTAGTAGGTCATCGAAAAACGACCCAGGCCCCAGGTAATGAACAAACCGCCGTAATCGCAGGTGTCGACCTGAAGGCCGAACCGCTTAAAGTGTGTGGTCCACTCGATCACGATTAGGCCCCCAGTAGTTCAGTTGCGCGGGCGATAATCGCTGCAAAGTCGGCAGCGGCAACGTCCGGTAGCTTGGCCGCGTTAAATTCCTTCAACAAGGCGACGGCCACGTCGCGGCCTTTCTCACGCGAGAGGCGCGTAATGTAGGCGGCGGTGTCTTGGTAGGTGGGTTCAGTAACGCCCGCCGCACCCGGCTCCTGCGGCTGTTCTACAGGAACCGAGTCGGCCTTCACTTGGGCGGCAGCTTCGACCGGCGAGGAGTTCCGTGCCTCCGGTGTGCTGCTGGCACCGTTTTTCGCCACGGTTGCCTGGGCGTCTGCTGCGTCGCCGACAGCAATATCTGTTTGGGGTTGGGGTGCGGCGGCCTTCTTCGAGGCCTTCGCGGTGGAACCGGCTTGGTTGGCGAGAACTGCAATCAGGTTATTGATTGCAGCGGTGTTTTCTTGCAGGGCGATTTCGAGGGACATGATTATTTCCTTTCAGCGAGTTGGTTGAAGAACACAGATAATTCGGTGATGGTTTCGTCAGTAAGCTGGTTGCCCAGATCGGTGGCGAACTTGGCAAGTCCAAGGCGGGCGTCTAGGTCATCTTTTGCCGAGACACGGTGCTTGCCCAAGACTTCCAGTAGGGCGACGGTGTTATCGATGTCGTCGATGGTTGCGCCGTACATGGCTTCGATTTCGTCATCGCTTAACTCGGTGCCGCCTTCGGTGGTATAACGGCAGAGTTCCTGCTCGTCTTGCAATTCTTCGATACGGCGAATCAGCTCCGTTTCCAGCGGGGTACGGGTCAAGCTGTCTTGCTCGGCCGCTGCGGCAGCGAGTAAGTGTTCTAGCGACATCAGGCGCATCAGATTGGCGTCCATCATTTGGCCAGCCTTTCGACAACCTGGCAGGCAAACACCAGGGTCATGCCGAGGATGAAGGCACGTTCGAGAACAAAGGTCGTCAGGCTTTGGCGACGCTGGCGCCAGGCTTTCGGTGCGTAGTCCATTCGGAAGTCCTCAAGGGTTAATCGGTTTTATGCGTTAGCGCATAACCGTATTTATACGCAGACGAATTGTGCGTGTCAATACGAAAACGCATAAAAAGTGAAAAATATTTTTCGGGCGTAAAAAACCCGCCTCGCGGGCGGGTATGGTCTAGGGTATGGAAACCCTGATCTATCTGCTGATTGGCTTGGGCTTGGGCGTGTTCACGCTACCCTGGAAGCATCGCCTGGATGATAAAGCAGGCGTGCCGTTGTACTTGTTAGGCTGGGTATGCTTCTGGGCGCTGTTCATTCCGATGGCGCTTTGGTTCGGGCTAAAGGCCTACCGCGATGCCTGGTATCGCTACCTGGAACGGCGAGAGGCCGCCCGTTACTGGGCAAGTCGAGACTAGACCTTACCGCTAATCATGTACTCAACAACGACAGCGATGACGCGCATTGCAGGATCGTCAATCTCGACGGTGTTATAGGCTGGATTCAAAGGCCTTAAGTACCAGCGGCCCCCGTCTTGCATCAAGCGTTTGAACGTTGCTTTCTCGGTTCGAATGTCTTTGGCAATAACGTAGTTGCCAGCCGCCGGGGCGATGTCCGGGTCGGCCACGATGACGCAGCCTTCCGGGAAGCGGGGTTCCATACTGTCCCCGTCAACACGGAGGGCAAAAGCATTTCTGCCAGGGTTAGAGTTTCTCACAGCGATTCGTTCGTGGCCGTTACCGGCCTCGGCCTCCTCAATATTGGTGAACGCCCCGGCCTGAATGCTAGATAGTAAAGGAACGGTACGCGGTGACGCTACCGGTTTGACATTGGCAATAATCTCCCCCGTCGCCAGGTCAGTTTCCATGAGTTGCGCAAGCGTAACCCCGAAGAAGTCTGCAATCGGCTTGATCGTGGACTGCCTGGGTTCCTTCGCTTCGCCTGTGAGCATCCGATGAATGGTTGGCTGCGGCACCCGCGTCATGCGCGACAGTTCCGACGGTCCCTTCACTTGGTGGGTGTGCATCAGGTGGGCGATATTCTTTGCTACTAGGGTGGACATGACTGCCCCTTTTCTCTGTGGTTAGGTTCTAAATATACGGCTACGCATAACAGTATTCAAGAGGCTATTCGTAAACGTATTGCAATTCATACGGAAACGCATAGAATGGCGGAAGATTTATACGGAGCCCAACCCCATGTTTACCCCTGAAACCATCATTAAAAACCTGACTGCTAACGGTCTTACCCAAAAAGACATCGAAGAAAAAACCGGTATCAGTCAGGCCACGATTAGCCGCATTGCCTCCGGCAAACACGAAGATCCCCGCTTCTCTACGACGCAGAAACTGCGAAGCCTGGCCGCTGAAATGGGCCTGGTCGAGAGCGAGGGGGGTGAAATGTGAATGCCGTTACCCAGATCAAACCCCATGTAGCAAGTATCGAAGCGCCCGACGCCCTGCGTACTTTGCCGGGCTGGCTGGTCTGGCGATACGAGCATGAAGAAGGCGAGAGCAAACCGCGCAAGATCCCGTACTACACCAACGGCGGCCGCCGTCACGGTGTCCAGGGGCGCCCGGAAGATCGCCAGCAACTAACGACGTTCGATGCGGCCCGTGCCGCGGCAGCCCGTCGCGGCTATGACGGCGTCGGCCTGGCCCTTATGCCGGAGTTTGGCATTGTCGCCTTGGACTTCGACGGTTGTGTCGCTGGGGGCGGTGTACTGCCTGAAGTGGAACAGGTTGTAACCGGCACTTACGCCGAATACTCGCCGTCCGGAGAGGGTGTTCGCGCTTTCTTCAAAGGCAACCTGGGCAACCACAAAGACCACACGGCCGACCCCTTTGGTTTTGAGACCTTTAGCACGAAGGGCTTTGTAACCTTTACCGGCAACTGCCTGGATTGCACCGAACTACTCGGCACAGATAACACCGTCGTCGACGTAACACCGGGGGTAAAGGACCTGTGCAATCGGCGGTTCGGAAAGCGTACACAAGACGTTGCCGATCCACTACTCGACTTTGAACCGGCGGTCGGCCTATCCCAGGAACAGATCCGCGAATGCCTCGACGTCATCGATCCCGATAGCCCGCACGATACCTGGTTGCACATCGGCATGGCGCTACACCACGAAACCGACGGCCAGGGCTTTACGCTGTGGGATGAATGGAGCGCCAAGGGCAGCAAGTACCCCGGCGAAGACATCCTACGCAAACGCTGGGACTCATTCGGTGAACTACAAGGCCGTCCTGTCACGGCACGATCACTGGTCAAACTGGCCCACGAAAACGGCGCACACATCAACACGTCATTAGCGTCAGCTTCCGACTTTGACGCAGTCGCCGATAGTCCGGCCCCGACACTCGACAAGATCCGCTTTCCCGTTGTGCCGGCCGGTGAGTTTTCACGCGGTCAGCGCCCCGGCTGGATTATGAAGGGCATTATCCCCAGGGCAGAACTTGTGGTGCTGTTCGGTGAATCTGGTTCGGGTAAATCCTTCCTGGCCCTGGATATGCTTGCGGCCATTGCCCGCGGTATCAACTGGCGCGGCCACAAGACAACCCAAGGTCGTGTCGTCTATATCGCAGCCGAAGGCGGCGGCGGCTTCCGTAATCGTTTAGAGGCTTACCAGAACCATCACAATTGCAACCTGGACGACGTCGACTTCGGCATTATTCACGCCGCGCCGAACTTCCTGCAAAAGACCGACGCCATCGACGTATCAAAAAGTATTCTGGTCGGCGGCAAAGCCGACGTTGTTGTCATTGATACATTCGCCCAGGTCACACCAGGCGCGAACGAGAACGCCGCCGAAGACATCGGCAAGGCCTTGGCCCACTGTAAAGGCATTCATCGCGCCACGGGCGCGTGTGTCATCCTGGTGCACCATGCTGGTAAGGACACCAGTAAGGGTGCGCGAGGCTGGTCGGGCTTAAAGGCGGCGGCCGACGCTGAAATCGAAGTTATCCGTACCGCTGGCGGGCGCATGGTTCGAGTCTCGAAGCAAAAGGACGGCGATGACAATGGGGAATGGGGCTTTGAATTGAAGCAAGTCCCCATCGGTATGGATGAAGACGGCGACGTCATCGATAGTTGCGTCGTGGTCGAAGCCGGTATTCCCATTACGGGCCGACCTGGTGATAACCGTAAGCGTATTGGCCCTTGGGAACGCCTGGTCCTAGAAGTCGTGGGTGAGATAGCCTTGGGGCAGAACGCGGGCATTGAAGTTAAGGCCGTGATCGATGAAGCCCTGGCCCGTGCGCCCGCACCCGAGGAAGGCAAAAGAGATACCCGCAAGCAACGGATTCGCCGTGCGCTTTTGGCCTTGTGCGATGGCGACGACGCCCCGTATTTCCTCGAAGACGATTGCATTTCGGTGCTGTCATGAGTGTGCAAATTCTTGTTATTCGCAATTTTTTGCGTGCAACGTGCAACACGGATACAACGTTGCAACGTGTTGCAGTGTTGCGATGGATGAAAAATTGCAACGCAACGCAACGTGAGTCTATAGACCACGTTGCAGTGTTGCATTTCATCGGGGGTTTGTTGTTCTCAATCTGCAATTTATTGCGCGTTTGCCCTGGTAAAAGGGAACGCGCAATTTTTTGCGTGTAGGAGAAAACACGATGCGAAAGACCGTTGCAGTGAACGAACGCGGGATTCGAATTGGTGAAGACCATCAACGGGCGAAGCTAACGAATCACGAAGTCGATCTGCTGCTGGAACTTCGCGAAGACGGCTGGTCGTATCGTCGCCTGGCCGATAAATTCGAAATCAGCAAGAGCCAGGTGCGCTACATCTGCAAAGGTCATTCGCGTTGTCAGACGGCAGTCAGCTTCAAGACCGTGCACATACTGGACGATGCCGATAGTGGAATCGCGCCATGACCAACGCACATTCCACGATCAAGGCCGCGACGCGTAAGGCCTTTCTTGATTGCCTACGCGAGAAGGGCAACGTGACGGCGGCCGCCCGCCTGGTCGGTATCGACCGGGCTACCGCCTACCGCTGGCGGGATGCTGACGCGGACTTCGCCCAGGCCTGGGACGACGCTATCGAGGAAGCCGCCGATCTGATCGAACTGGAAGCCCACCGCCGCGCCGTATCGGGTATTGACGAACCGGTGATTTACCAGGGCGACGTGACATACGTCTACGAACGCGACAGCCAAGGCCGTGTCGTGTATGACATCGTTGAACGTGAGGACAAGGGCCTAGACGGAAAAACCATCACGGTGACTGACCGCATTCCGCGCCTAGCGCTAGATGCCCAGGGCAAGCCGCTGACGCTGTCCAAGCGCGTGTATAGCGATGCGCTTATGGCCTTGTTGCTCAAGGCCCACCGACCTGATAAGTACCGCGAGAACAGCAAGATCGAACTTAACGGGTCGATGTCGCTATCGGCCATGACGGAAGACGAAATCCGCGCCGAACTGGCGTTGCTTACTGCTGCGGGCGTCACGCTCCCGCCTGACGACGGATCTGATCTTGTCTGAACGCGCCCGCCTAGCGCGGGCGTTAGAACTGGCCCGCGAACTGAAACGCCGCTGTCCTTGGTCCCCACTGCCGGGGCCGCAGACGATGGCCTACACTACAGAGGCCGACATCGTAGGGTTTGGGGGCGCAGCCGGGGGCGGTAAAACCGATCTAGCCTGCGGCAAAGCGATAACCCAACATCGCAAGACGATGATCCTGCGCCGCGTCGGCACAGAACTGACGGGCATCTTGGACCGACTCGAAGAACTGGTCGGCAATCGCAACGGGTACAACGGCCAGAACAAGATCTGGCGCGTGGTACGCGGCCGCGATAGTACGCCGATCCAGTTGGAATTTGCCTCGGTCCCCAATGCGGGCGATGAGAAGGGCTACCAGGGACGCCCGCATGACTTCCTGGTGTTCGATGAAGCGGCCAACTTTCTGGCCTCGCAAGTGCGCTTCCTGCTAGGCTGGCTGCGCACCACGATCCCCGGCCAGAAGTGCCAGGCGCTACTGACGTTTAACCCACCGACCACGGCTGAAGGGCGCTGGATCATCGACTTTTTCGCCCCGTGGCTCGATCCCAAGTACGCCGACCCGGCACAGCCTGGCGAACTGCGCTATGCCGCGTCGCTCCCGGCCGATGAGGTGTATCCGAATGGTCGTGACCTTTGGGTTAAGAACGGCCTACCCTTTGTGTTGGTTGATGGCGCACCGGTCTACGACTTCGATCCAGAACGCTACAGCCTTGACGAGATCATCAAACCGCTGGCGCGTACCTTCATCCCGTCGCGCATCACTGACAACCCTTTCCTCATGGGGACTGGCTACATGGCACAACTGCAATCCCTCCCCGAACCTTTACGCTCCCAGATGCTCAAGGGGGACTTCCAGGCTGGTATCCAAGACGACCCGTGGCAAGTCATCCCAACAGCCTGGGTCGAAGCGGCAATGGCCCGCTGGAAGCGGCCGGACCGTTTGGTCGAAATGGATTCGCTGGGCGTGGACGTAGCACGCGGCGGGCAGGATAGTACTGTCATCGCCCGCCGTCACGGGATGTGGTTTGACGAAGCGCTGGCCTATCCTGGTAGCGCAACACCAGACGGCCCCAAGGTGGCGGGCCTAGTGATCGCCGCAACCCGCGACAAGGCTCCCGTGCATATCGACGTGATTGGCGTCGGCGCCAGCCCCTACGATTTCCTCAAAGCGGCTAGCCAACAGGTGATTGGCGTCAATGTGTCGGAAGCTGCCTTCGGCCTGGACAAGTCCGGGCGGCTGTCGTTTTTCAATCAGCGTAGCGAACTCTGGTGGCGTATGCGCGAAGCCCTAGACCCGGCGAACAATACGGGCATTGCGCTACCTAACGACAACCGGCTGCGGGCGGATCTCTGTGCCCCGACCTGGGAGCTACGCGGCAAGGCTGTCTACGTCGAAAGCCGCGACGACATTGTCAAGCGGATTGGACGTTCGCCCGACTTTGCCAGCGCGTATCTGCTGGCGTTACGCGATACGCCGAAGATGTCGCAGATTGACCGGGGAACGATTCGCCGAGAGCGCCAGAACTACGATCCTTTGCGCAATTTGTAACAAATAGGGTGCATATACCGCCCGCCAACCCGCCTATGTTCCGCGATAACGAGGAACAAACCTTTTAGGGGAATGGCTATGTGCGGTGGCGGCGGTGGTGGTGCAGCAATTGGTGGGATTGTCGGGGCGATTGCCGGTGTGGCGCTGGCCCCGGTAACAGGCGGGGCGTCGCTGGCCTTGGCCGGGGGCCTGGGTGCCCTGGCTGGTGCCAGTGTGGGTAATGCCATTGAAGGCCAGCAGATCGCTAAAGAGGCTGCCAGCAAGCAAGAGCAAGCCGCCAAAGAGTCGAACCGCATTCAGGAAGAAGCCAACAAGACGGCCGCGGTCAACGCTAAGAAGTCGGCCGACTTGCAAGAACAGCAGATCAATAAAGCCAACGCCAAGACCCCGGATGTGGGCGCGATGCTATCGGGCAACATGATGGACGCCAAGGCGGGCAACTTAAGCACGATGTTAACCGGTCCCCAGGGCGTCGATCCGGCGACCTTGAGCCTCGGTAAGAACACGCTGCTGGGGTCTTAACATGGCCGATAGCGAACGCCAGAAAGTACGCGCCCGCTGGGGCGCATTGACGACCGAACGAACCAGTTGGATTGAGCATTGGCGTGACATTAGTCAATACCTCATGCCGCGTAACGGTCGGTATTTTCTGACAGATCGCAATAAGGGCGAGAAGCGCCACAATACGATCATCGACTCGACGGGCACGCGGGCCAATCGCATTTTGGCGGCGGGCATGATGGCCGGTATGACCAGCCCCGCACGCCCCTGGTTCAGGCTGACTACGTCAGATCCGCGCCTAGACGAAGCCGCTGCGGTTAAAGCCTGGTTGTCGGATGTAACCCGCGCCATGCAGATGGTGTTTTCTAAGTCCAACACCTACCGCGCCCTGCACTCGCAGTACGAAGAACTTGGTGGGTTCGGCACGTCGGCCAGTTTGATTTTGCCGGACTACAAGAGCGTGGTGCACAACTACACGATGACGGCGGGCGAGTACGCCATCGATACCGATCATCGCGGCTTTGTGAATACGCTATACCGCGAATTCGAAATGACGGTCGGCCAGATCGTTGAACAGTTTGGTTTGAACAACGTCAGCCAGACAGTACGCAACCTCTGGAACGACAACAAACTTAATGCCTGGGTGCCGGTGATTCACGGGGTCGAACCCCGTAAGGAACGGGATCTACGCTTGCGCGATTCTCGCAATATGGCCTTTAAGTCGATTTACATGGAGTCGGGCGGCGAGGGCGATAAGCTACTGCGTGAGTCGGGCTTCCGTGAGTTCCGGGGTCTGTGCCCGCGCTGGATGGTGGCGGGCGGTGATGTGTACGGCAATAGCCCCGGCATGGAAGCGCTGGGCGATATTAAGCAATTGCAGCATCAGCAGATGCGCAAGGCCCAGGGCATTGATTACCAAACGAACCCACCACTGCAAGTGCCCACCAGCATGAAGGACGCGGGCGTCGATACGCTACCTGGTGGTGTTACCTACATCGACGCCAACGGTCCCCAGGGCGGTATCCGGTCGGCCTTTGAAGTGAACCTGAACCTATCGCACCTACTGGTCGATATTCAAGACGTGCGTGAGCGTATCCGCAGCGCGTTTTACGCCGATCTGTTCCTCATGCTGGCAAACAGCACAAACCCGCAGATGACAGCGACGGAAGTGGCGGAACGCCATGAAGAAAAGCTGTTGATGATCGGACCGGTGCTGGAACGGATGCACAACGAAATTCTTGATCCACTGATTAGCCTGACCTTCTCGGACATGATTAGCGCGGGTGTTGTCCCGCCGCCGCCGCCTGAACTGGAAAACATCGAACTGAATGTTGAGTACGTTTCGATGCTAGCCCAGGCGCAACGCGCTATTGGCACGAATTCAGTCGATCGCTTTGTGTCAAGCCTGGGCGCGGTGGCGTCGATCAAGCCGGAAGTGCTGGACAAGCTGGATGCCGACCGCTGGGCCGATGCCTACGGCGATATGCTCGGTATCGATCCAGAACTTATCGTACCTGGCGAACAAGTAGCACTGATCCGCAAGCAACGTGCCGAAGCGGCGCAAGCCCAGATGCAGATGCAAGCCCTTCAGGGCGCAGCCGGTGCGGCAAAAGACCTTTCTCAAACCGATACCAGCGGACAAAACGCCCTGACCGATGTCATGGGGATGTTTTCTGGGTACACCTCGTAAGGAAACGACATGGAACTCGTCAACATGAAACTCCCACCGAAGCCCGCTTCGGAAAACGGTATGGCGATGGACTGCTGCGCCGAAATGGAAATGCCGCTTTATCCCTGGGGCTTGCAGATCAAGCTGAAAAACGACGAATTGGCAAAGCTGGGGATTAGCGCTGAGAGCCTGCCCACGGTTGGTTCTTCGCTCATTCTGACCGCGAAGGTGGACGTGACTGAAGTGTCGAGTGAACAACGCGCCGGACAGGAAGGCCCAGAGATCGAAGTCGAGTTGCAAATCACCGACATGGCCCTGGCGGCAAAACCTGAAGGGGCGCAAGCCCTTTTCAGCGCGTCGGGCATGAATCCCTAACTTTCAGGGTGCACATACCCGCCACGGGCGCACATAGATTGCCAGCATGAGATATGACCCCACCGATATTCGTAGCCAGGAACAGGCGCAATCCGACAAGGAAACGCGCCTGAAGCTGGCTAAAGAAGTCGAGGAAGCGGATCTCAAGTGGCTAATGAGCAGTAAACGCGGCCGCCGGATTGTTTGGCGGTTTCTGGATCGAGCCGGGGTGTTCCGGCCAGTGTTCAACACCAACGCGATGCAGATGTCTTTCGCGGAAGGGAACAGGAACTATGGCCTATACATCCTCACGCAGATTCATGCGCTATGCCCAGAGCTTTATCCCCAGATGGTAAAGGAACAAGTCAATGACTACCGACGCGAACCCACAAGCCGCAACGACCACTGAAGGCTTGAATTCGTCCGACCCGGCTGCTAATCCTGCTACTGGTGCAGGCGAAAGCGGTCAACAGCAGACCCCAGGCAATGGTGAGGGCGGTCAACCGACCGGCAATAACCCACCTGCGGACGGTCAAACCAACGGCCAACAGCCAGACGGTAAGACCGACGACAAGGGCGCAGCCCCCAAACCCGACGATAAGAAGGGCGAAGGCGCACCCGAAGCCTATAGCTTTGCCACTCCGGAAGGCGAAGTGTTGCACGAGGCCGTCGTTACCCAGTTCTCGGAAGTAGCGAAAGAACTGGGTCTGTCCCAGGAAGCCGCGCAGAAGATCATCGACAAGATGGCTCCGGCGATTACGGCAAACCAAAACGCATCCTTGCAAACGGTGCGTGAAGGCTGGGCGCAAGAAACGGCAACCGATACGGAATTCGGCGGGGAACACCTCGCAGAAAACCTAGCCGTGGCGAAAAAGGCTTTAGACAACCTCGGTACGCCGGAACTGAAGCAACTGCTGAACGATACCGGCCTGGGCAACCACAAGGAAGTGATCCGCGTGTTTTTCCGGGCGGGCAAGCTAATCAGTGAGGATAGCTTTGTTGGTGGTCGCGGCGGCAATGCCGACCAGGCCAGCGCACAGCGTCTTTACTCCGCATCCAAAATGAATCCGTAAGGAGATACGACAATGGCAACTCTGAACACGACGAACCCAACACTGGCCGATGTAGCTAATCGCCTTGGCCCTGACGGTAAGATCGATCCGCAAATCGTTGAAATGCTCAACGAAACCAACGAAGTCCTCGATGACATGACGTTCATCGAAGCTAACGGCTTCACCGAACACAAGACCACGATTCGTTCGGGTCTGCCGACTGGTACTTGGCGTAAGCTGAACTACGGTGTGCAGCCAGAGAAGTCGCGCACTGTGCCGGTTAAGGACAGCATGGGCATGCTGGAAACCTACGCCGAAGTGGATAAGGCCCTGGCCGATCTGAACGGTAACTCGGCTGCATGGCGTCTGTCGGAAGACCGCGCTTTCGTCGAAGGTCTGAATCAGACGATGGCCCAAACCCTGTTCTACGGCGATTCGAGCCTGGACCCTGAAAAGTTTATGGGCCTGGCCCCGCGCTATAACAGCCTGTCGGCTGAAAATGGCGTGAACATCGTTGACGGCGGCGGCTCGGGTAGTGACAACGCATCGATCTGGTTGATCGTGTGGGGCCCGAACACCTGCCACGGCATCTATCCGAAGGGTTCGGCAGCTGGCCTTGATGCCCGCGACCTGGGTGAAGATACGCTGCTGGATGCTGCCGGTGGCCGCTACCAGGGCTACCGTACGCACTACAAGTGGGATAACGGCCTGACCCTGCGCGATTGGCGCTACGTCGTTCGTATCGCTAACGTCGATGTGTCTGATCTGACGAAGAACGCTGCGGCGGGCGCAGATCTGATCGACTTGATGGCACAAGCGATTGAACTGATCCCGAATCTCGGCATGGGTCGTCCGGCCTTCTATATGCCGCGCAAGCTGCGTAGCTTCCTGCGCCGCCAGATCGCCAACAAGGTGGCGGGCTCGACGCTGACGATGGAAGACGTCGGCGGCAAGAAGGTTGTCGCTTACGACGGCGTACCAGTCCGTCGTACCGACGCCCTGCTGCTCACCGAAGCACGCGTGGTCTAACTGTTCAGGGGGCGCGTCGCCCCCTGGCATCTTGAATCTGAAAGGATCGAAAAATGTTTATCGACAAGGCACTGCAAGTATCGAACGAACAAGCCGTGACGACCTCGGCCGCTTCGAGCGATGTCATCGACCTGGGCCAGGCTAACCCGAATCTGGGCCTGAACGATCATACCTCCCTGGCTATTACGGTAGATAACACCGTAACCGCCGACGGCGCGGCGACTGTAACCTTCTCGCTGCAAGACTCGGCTGACAACAGTTCGTTTGCCGACGTCGTGGCGACGGGTGCGGTCAGCAAGTCGAACCTGGCGGCGGGTGCGCAGATCGTTCTGCCACTGCCGACCAAGCTACGCCGCTACGTCCGTGTGTTCTACACGGTCGCTACTGGCCCGCTGACCGGCGGCAAGTTCTCGGCGCAAGTCGTTACCGGCATTCAGCAGAACACCGCCCAGCCGGATAGCCCCCGCGTCGCGTAAGTAGGGGTCTGACATGAAAGTGATTGCAACCAAACCCGGTTATTTCGGCAAGCTGCGTGCAGAGGGTGATGTTTTCGATGTCCCCGAAGATACAAAGGCTTCCTGGTTCGTTGCCTACGAACCGAAGGAAGACGCCGAAGTGACGGTCGATCCGAAGGCGGCTAAGGAGGCGAAAGCCGCCCAAGCCAAGGCGGCCAAGGACGCTAAAGCCAACGGCAAAACCGGCGGCCAAGGCAACGAAAACGGCCTGGTCTAACCGGATCAGGTTGTCTTTGATGTACGGGGGCCACGGGAAACTGCGGCCCCCGTTTTAATGTAGGGGTGGGACATGGCAAGTGAAGTCGATATTTGTAACGTAGCGTTAGCACATTTGGGCGACACGGGCACTATTGCCAGTATTGACCCGCCGGAAGGTTCGGCACAGGCCGAACACTGCGCCCGCTTCTACCCTATGGCCCGCGATACCCTACTTGAACTACACGACTGGAACTTCGCCACGCGCCGCAGTAGCGGGGCCGCTGTGCAGCCAGAAACAACGGCCTGGGCCTATGCCTACGCCAAGCCTAATAAAGCGCTTAAAGTGTTCGCTGTGCTGCCACCAACGGCTGACGCCGACCATACGGGGGCGCTAGGTCAGCCAAACCCCGAACCGTTCATCTGTGAAACAGACAGCAACGGTAACGAAATCATTTATACCCGCATCGAAGACGCGGTGCTGCGCTATACCGTACGCGTGACCGACCCGACACGCTTCTCGTCGCTGTTTATCGAAGCCTTAACCTGGAAGCTGGCGGCCATGCTGGCCGGCCCGGTGATTAAGGGCGATGTCGGCCAGACCGAAGCCAAGCGCTGCGAAGCCATGATGCAGATCTACCTGGGCCAAGCCCGCCTATCGGATGCCCGTCAACGGCATGAGCAACGCGCTCACGTTCCTTCGTCGATTGCGAGTCGCTAATTATGCCGAACGTACGCACACAACAACGCTCGTTCGGTGGTGGCGAAGTCACGCCGGAATTCTTTGGCCGTATCGATGACGCCAAGTACCAAACCGGCGCGGCCCTGGTCCGTAATTTCTTGATCCTGCCCCACGGCCCGGCGGCCAATCGCCCCGGCTTTGCCTATGTGCGGGCAGTTAAGGACTCGGCCAAGAAAACCCGCCTGATCGAATTTGAATACTCGACGACCCAGACCTTTGCGGTAGAACTCGGCGCGGGGTATTTCCGGTTTCACACCCAGGGCGGCACGTTAATGGACGGCTCGGCCCCCTATGAGATTGCCAATCCTTACGCGGAAGCAGATCTCTTTGATATTCACTATGTGCAGTCAGCCGACGTACTAACGCTGGTGCACCCGAACCATGCCCCGCGTGAACTACGCCGCCTGGGCGCATTGAATTGGCAACTGACAACGATCAATTTTGCGCCGACGCTGACCGCCCCGACGGGCGTTACGGCGACGGCGACACAAGCGCCCAGCCCGACGAACCTAACGACGCAACGCTATAAGGTAACGACCATTGGTGATGACGGCCTGGATCAATCCTTGGCTTCGGCGTCGGCAGAGTGCACCAATAACCTGAATCAGACGGGGGCCTCTAACAAGATTGCCTGGACGGCGGTAGCCGGGGCGAAACGCTACAACGTTTACAAGCAATCCAATGGCCTCTATGGCTACCTGGGCCAGACGGACGGCACGACCTTTACTGATGACAACATCACAGCGGACATCGCGACGACCCCGCCTGAACAGTTCAATCCGTTTGCCAGTGCCGGTAACTATCCGGGTGCGGTATCATACTTCGAGCAACGACGCTGTTTCGCCGGGACGATCAATAAGCCGCAGAACATCTGGATGACCCGCCCGGGGACAGAATCGAATCTGTCCTACTCGCTGCCCACCCGCGAAGACGATTCGATTAACTTCCGAGTGGCGGCCCGCGAGGCGAACACCATTCGCCATATTGTGCCGTTGAGCAATATGGTGCTGCTGACCAGTTCCGCCGAATGGCGGGTCACGTCGCTGAACTCTGATGCCATCACGCCATCGACGATCAGCGTGCGGCCCCAGTCGTACATCGGCGCCAGCAACGTGCAGCCGTTGATCGTGAACAATAATCTGATCTATTCGGCGGCACGGGGCGGCCATGTGCGTGAACTGGCCTATAACTGGCAGGCGAATGGCTATATCACGGGGGACATTTCCCTACGCGCTCCGCATCTCTTTGATGGCCTAGAAATCAACGACGCAGCTTACGCCAAGTCGCCACAGCCGATTTGCTGGTTTGTATCAAGCAACGGTAAGTTACTGGGGCTAACCTACGTTCCAGAACATCAGGTGGGGGCCTGGCATCACCACGACACCGACGGTGAATTCGAGTCGGTTTGCGCGGTCAGCGAAGGGGCTGAAGACGCGGTGTACGCCATCGTTCGGCGAACTATTAACGGCCAATCGGTGCGTTATGTAGAGCGTATGGGCAGTCGTTTGTTCGCAGATCCCGCCGACGCGTTCTTTGTGGACTGCGGGGCTACTTATAGCGGCGTACCCAACGACACGATTAGCGGGCTGTCTTTCCTGGAAGGTAAGACGGTCAACATCCTGGCCGACGGGGCAGTACACCCGCAGCGCGTCGTAACAGGCGGGGCAATTACCCTGGACGTGGAAGCCAGCAAGGTACAGATCGGGCTACCCATCGAAGCCGATTTGAATACGCTACCGCTGGCAATGCAGATCGATAGTGGTTTTGGGCAAGGGCGCTACAAGAACGTCAACAAGGTCTGGATTCGGGTACATGAGTCTAGCGGTATTTTTGTCGGACCAACGCCGGATAAACTGACGGAAGCCAAACAGCGTACGACGGAACCTTGGGGCAAGCCCCCGGCGCTTAAGAGCGAAGAAATCCCGGTGGTCATTACCCCATCGTGGGCGGATTCGGGCCAGGTCTTTATTCGGCAGTCGGACCCGCTACCGCTGACGATTGTGTCGCTGACGATGGAGGTGGCCATCGGTGGTTAAGATCCGCAATGCAACGGCCTTAGATCTACCCACCATGGCCAATATGGGCGAAGCGATGCACGACGAAAGCCCACAGTACCGGGATCGCACGTTTAATCGCCGCAAGTGCACCTGCCTTGCCCTCATGCTGATTGAAGCCCGCTTCGGCTGCGCCTTAGTCGCGGAAGACGCGGGCGATTTGATCGGTATGTTTATGGGGGTCGCCCAAGAGCAGTATTTTGGGGATGACATTCAAACAACCGATCTGCTGCTTTACGTCAAACCGGAGGCTAGGGGCGGGCGGGCCATGCTCAAACTGGTGCGGGCCTATGAAGCCTGGGCCGAAAGCCTGGGCGCAACGGACATCATCCTTGGCGTGAGTACCGGCGTCCTCGCCAAACAGACGGTGCACATATATGAAAAGCTGGGCTACACAATGTTTTCGTACGGACTGGTAAAGGCTAAAGGCTGATTATGTGCACTGCGGGCATGGCGTTATTGGGTATGCAAGGGGTGGGCGGAATCACGTCCGCCATCGGTGCCTATACCGCCGCCGAAGGTCAGAAGTCGCAGCTTAACCTGCAAGCCGCCAACGCGGACAGTCAAGCCACGATCATGCAGTACCAGGCTGATATTGCAGATACCAATGCCCGCCTGGCTGAATCACAAGCGCAAAGTGCCCTAACAGCGGGCCAACGTCGTGAGCAAAACGTACGCCTACGCACGGCCCAACTGAAAAGCACCCAACGGGTGCGTATGGCGGCGAACGGCATCGACCTATCGCAAGGCACGCCTTTACAGATTTTGACGTCGACCGACCTTATGGGTGAGGCCGACGCTAACGCCGTTGCCCTGGACGCGCTGAATGCTGCCTGGGGCTATCGCACGCAATCGGTGAACTACTCGAACCAAGGGCTGACGACTCGCGCCCGTGGTTCTGCCTTTACCGCTCAAGCAACGGCACTGCGTTCTAACTCGGACGCGATTAACCCCTGGGCGTCGGCGGGGTCGTCGTTACTCGGTAGCGCGACGTCAGTCGCCGCCAACTATTACATGCTCGATAAAGCCGGTGCGCTGGATATGAAGAAGCCGAACCCGTCAAATTATCAGACAGGCACGCCGGGCTATTCGGGCAATTACCTTTACTACGATCCTTGATTATGCGCGTTCCTACCTACGATAATTTCCAAGTCGATACAGGGGCCGCCCCCAGTAGTCGTTTTGAAGCGCCGCCAAACCTGCAAACCGCTACAGTGCAGGTCGGGGCGCAACAAGTCTACGGGGAACAGATGCAGACCGTGGGTAACGCCATGCAAAAGTCGGCATCGGGCATGATCGATCTGGTGGCAGAAGCCCAAAAGGAAGCCAACGCCCTGCGCGTCCAGGAGGCCATGAATCAAGCCAAGGATTCGGCGCTGCAACTACAGTTCGATCAGGAAAAAGGGTTTAACAATATCCGCGGCAAAGATGCCCTGGAACGCCAAAGCGGCAAACCTTTAGCCGTGGAATACTCGGAAACGCTGCAAGAGCAACTTAACAGCTTATCCGAAGGGTTGGGTAACGACGCCCAACGCCGCGCCTTTGGGGTGCACTCCGGCGAACTATTGGCGGGATTCCAACGCCAAGCCCAGATCCATCAGGCGACGCAATACCGGGAATACCGGCAGTCGGTGAATGAAGCTACGTTGTCGAATAGCATCCGATCGATCGCGCTCGGCTTTAACGACCCAAACGTGGTCGCTCGTGCGCAAAAAGAAATTGAACTGGTCGCAAAAAACCAAGCGCAACTTTTAGGCAAATCGCCCGAATGGGCGGATACGGAAGCCCGCCGCCTTATGTCGAAGGGCCATAGCCTTGCCATTGACGCCGCCCTTGAACGCGGCGACGCGGGCACAGCAAATGCGTACCTGAAGCAACACATCGACACGATGGAAGCTGACGACATCTTGAAGCTGAAAGACCGTATTAACAAGCAAGGTAGTGAAAACGTGGTCAGCGGGGCGGTAGACCGGACCTATAACCGTTTTGCTCCGGAGTTTGCCGGCTCAGATCTGAACCGCGCCATGAACATTTTATGGGGTACAGAATCGAATTTCCGTCAGTTTGACAAGAACGGTAACGTGATTGCCAGTGGCAAAGGGGCGATGGGGATGTCCCAGGTGATGCCGACTACGGCCCCTGAAGCGGCCAAGCTGGCCGGTCTGCCCTGGGATGCGGAACTCTTTGGCCGTAAGCTGACCGGGGACCCGGTCAAGGACCAGGAGGCCGTTGACTACAACAAGGCCCTGGGCCGTGCCTATTTCACAAAACAACTGCAAGACTTTAGCGGCAATATCGATCAGGCGTACGCGGCTTATAACGCGGGGCCAGGTGCGGTGCGTGCGGCACTCAAGACGGCTGAAAAGCAGGGGGGTTCATATCTGGACTATCTGCCTAAAGAAACCCAGAACTACGTCGGGACCAACGTCAGTGCCTTTAACAGCGGTAAGGGGCGCGGTGTTCCTTCGCAAAAGGCCATTGAAGATAGCCTCGTCGCCGAACTCGGCCCGGACGCAACACCCGCTCAAGTGCAATCGGCGGTGACGCAAAGTCGCCAGCGGTACAACACCTTACTCAATTCGCAGAAAGAACAGGGCTACCAGATCGCTAATACCGCGATTAGCGCCCTTCAGCAAAACGGGGGCAACTGGGCGGCGCTGTCGCCTTCGGTGCGCGACGGTGTGCCCTTTGAACTGGTGGATCGCGTGAAGTCCTACGGCGAGAAAGTCGCTAATGGCCAGGTGCGCACGAATCCAGCGGTTTACGACAAGCTGACCAATCCCGGCTTTTTGGTTAAATTGTCCGACGCAGAATTCGGTATGCTGCGGGCTGACCTCGACCCGCAGGACTTCCAGCAGTTCGCCCAGGAACGGGCCGCACTGCGCTCCGGCAAGGCGCAGAACGCCGCCGGGGATGTCCCTGGTGAGGCAATCAACACGGTCATCAGTACCAAGATGCGAATGCTCGGCATCGACCCAACGCCTAAAGATGACGACACTAACGGTCAGATGCGCATGGGCGCGGTCAAACAATTTGTGCGCAATTCGGTGCGTGAAGCGCAAGCCGGACTCGGTCGCAAGATGAATGAAACCGAAGTCGAAGACCATGTGAACAAGCTATTTTTACGCTCGTTCAACTTCAAAAATACTGTACTCGGTGTGCCGTACGGCAATGTCCAATCAACGCCGTATCTGTCAATGCAGTACGGCGATATTCCGGGCACCGACCGCAATCAGATCGAAGACGCACTTAAAGCCCGCGGGGTCGCTAAACCGACCCAGGGCGACGTAATGAGCGTCTATCTCAATATGAAAATGAGGAACCGTAATGGCTGACCTGGATCTTGCTGTCGATGCTTACTTGGGGGAACAGAAGGATCAGGCCGTTAGCGGCCTGAAACTTTCTGTCAGCAATGCGCTGGCGGTTAATCCAGACCAGGAAGCCCAGGCCCGCAAAGCCGCTACGGCGTTAAACATTCCGGTTGATACGGCCCGCGATAATCTGGCTGAAGCGCAGCATCAGGCCTTCATGCAGCAAACCGATTTCGGAATGCTGTCGGAGCGTTTCCCGAAGACCGCCGGGTTCATGGCCCAGCAGGAAAACGCTAATATTGCGCACGACGATCTGGACAATTTAAGCGGCCTTGAGTACACCTTTGAGGCTTTGAAGAACCTGGGCCGCGCCGGTGTGTCCGGGCTGCGTAGTGCAAGCGGTGGGGTAGTGGGGTTGGCGCAAGCGCCGTTCGAACTGGCTGCGCCACTCGCCGACCCCCTAGTCGGTCGAATCCTGCCCAATAACCCGCTACGGCAAACCGCGGCTGGCCTTGCCCGCTATCAGCAGGAGATTGCCCAAACAGCGGCAGCAGAAATGCCTAAAGGCGAAGGTATTGTAAGCCAGGGCATTTATAGCGGCGTCGGGTCGCTCACGCGCAACCTGGCAAGCCTCCCTCTTATCTTCTTGCCGGGCGGCCAAGGTGCTGCACTAACCGGCATGGTAGCCCCGGTGTTCGGGGAGGAATACGGCAAAGCCCGCACCGAAGGCATCAATCCCGCCCAGGCCGCAGTCTACGGCGCGTCCCAGGCGGCCATTGAATACGCCACAGAGAAAATCCCGCTGTCTTGGCTTATGAAGGATCTTAAGGCTGGTTCCTCGTTTGCCAAGACGCTAACGACCCAGGTCGCCAAGGAAGTACCCAGCGAACAGATCGCTACGGTGTTGCAGGATCTGAACGAATGGGCGGTACTCAATCCGGAAAAACCCTTCACGGATTATCTGGCAGAACGACCTAGCGCGGCCGCCCAGACGTTGAT